AAAAAATTGATGATATTATCAATTATGAGCCTAGGACTATTTTGGCTCTTCCAATGGAAATGGCTGTTTTAGGTAACCGCCTTTTTGGTAGTCAAAATGATCAATTGTCTCGGCTTGGTTCAGATTTTCTCATACCCTGTTGGGTCGGTAATTCTAAGTATAATTTAAATTGGAATGAGCTTGCGGTGCGTCTTAAACGCTTTCCCAATATAAATGATAGTGATATAAAACATTTTGATGGGACTGTTCAAGGTTGTATGTTTAGTGTTTTACGGGACCTCAGACTTGCTTGGTCTGTTGATCCCACAATTGTTTTTAAAGGGATGGATTTTTATTATGCAAACGTTGTTAATTCTTTTATAGTTGGGTGGAAAAAGGACTTTTATCAAAAACAGCAAGGTCAACCTTCTGGTCAGATTAATACTTTGACTGATAATTGTCTTGCCCACCTTTTTTATTGGTTTTATTATTGGTGTAGATTTGTTTGCCCACGGTCTGGTGGTGAATTAACTCCTCACTGGGCGTCCTTTAAAGAGCACGTTTGTTTAATCGTGCAGGGCGATGATGCGATTTATTCGTATTCGGACCGTGTTAAAGAATATTTCCTTCCTGAGGCTATTGCTCTTGGTTTTTCGACTTTCGGAGTGCATTTTAAGGTTACTCATAAGGAGCCGTGTGACATTGAAGACTTGGAGTTTTGTAGTATGGGTTTTCTTCGTTCTGGGGATTGTTATTTTCCCCTGCCAAAAAGAGCAAAAATGTTAGCTAGTATGCTGTATATTAAAAATATTAATGTACAACCTAGAAATGCGAGGATTCTTCTCCGCCGACTTGTTAGTCTTCGTACGGAAGTTTATTGGTCTGGGGAGCTTTTTAAAATTTGTAATGATGCTATTGATTTTATTATAAAAGAGTATGATGGTATCTTACATACCCCCTTGACTTTAGTCGATGGTGATGATTTAACTCATGATCAAATAATGGATTTGCGTTTAAGTGCTTTTACAATACAACGCCATTATGTTTCAAAAGAATTATAGTTCTTTTTCTTTTTTTTGGAACTGTAGTTTGAATATTGGTTGGTTTTGATGTAATTAATTA